TACAACGGCAAAAAGAAAAACGATTTGATGTACTACGCTGGCGGCGAGTACGGAGGAAAAACACATAGACCGCACTATCATGCAATAGTATACGGCTTAAAAATTGAAAAAGAGGAATTAAAAGAGTACAAGAGAGCAAAAGGCAAAGTATACTACACCTGTGAATGGCTCACGAAGCTATGGGGCAAAGGCTTTGTGATCATAGGTGCAGCAGAATGGCAAAGTATGGCATATACCGCAAGATACTGCACAAAAAAGAGCTATGGAGCAGGAGCAAAAGAATATTACAAGAATTTAGCGATACAACCGGAAGATAGCAGAATGTCAACCAATCCGGCAATTGGATGGAGGTATTACGAAGAACATAAAGAGGAAATCTATAAAGACGACAGAATACAGCTCAAGAAAGGAAGGAGCTGCAAACCGCCTACATACTTTGATAAACTTTTTGACCTAGAACACTCAGAGGCCGAACCGCTGACGGAAGAAGAGTGCAAAGGAATTGAAGATGTAATAATAAAAGCCGAATCCGAAGAACTGAAAGAAATAAAGCGAAAAAGGCGAAAACTTGCCAATGACGCACTATTTAATCAGCTCAAACAGACCGGCCTAACTATGCAAGAGTATTATAAGCTAAAAGACCAACGGAATCAAGAAAAATTTAAACAGCTGATCAGAACCGAGGTATAGCCAGATAGCTGCAAACCAGTCAAGGGTAAATAAACGCGCTGCGCGCGCCCTTGACTAGTCCGCAGCCATCCGGCGGGAGCCAATCAAGGGGGTTCACCACAAAGTGGTGACCCCCTATTTTATTATGAGAACGAACAATGGTAACCATTGTTTTTTTTTTTTTTTTGATAAAATGTGAGAAAAGGAGGTGAAATTTATGGGCTACCGTAAAAGCGTAAATCCCAAGACGGACAAAAAGGTCTTTACCAACACCGCAAAAAAGACCAAGAAAATCAATGTGAATCCGAAACCGAGCCGGGGAGGTGTCAGACTGTGAAAGACGTAGTAAACATTTACATCGACCACGAATGCAAAGACGAACTGCTGGACTGGGCAGAAGAATTTAAGACCAGCAGAAGCAAAGCAGCAGCAGTGGCTGTAAAGATCGGGCTGAAACACAAAGAAGAGATGTACAAACAGCTGGACAAAGAATGGAGAGAAAAATATGCTTTTTGAAATCTACAGCATCAAAGACGAACTCGCAGGAACCTTCGGCAACCTGATGGTGGTCAACCCGAAGGTAGCAGCACGAACCTTCCGGTGGATGACCGAGGAGATGGAAAAGGCCGACTGCGCAGACAAGCGCGTGTACAAGATGGCAGAATACGACAACGAAACCGGCAAGATCATGCCGATCATGCCGGAAATGGTGTACAACATCGAACAGGCGAAAAAGGAGATCACCGAAAATGGTTAAAATCTACAAGCCATACGGCGATGAGAAGCCGGAAGCCAAACCGAACAATCCCGGCAACCAGTACGAACCGGAGTATAAAGAGCGGTACGATGAAAACGGGGAAGCATACCTCGAAAAAGTGGGCGAAGTGGACACATACGAAAAAATCCAGAGCTACCGAGACGAATGCGATGTGATGGCAATCCTCAGCCGGTACGCTGCCGGTGATGAAACGGCACTCGCAAGGCCGGGGTACTACATCGACACAACCAAACTGCCCGCAACGTACACCGAGTATATCAACATGATGCGCGACCAGCGCGAAAAGTTCGATCAGTTGCCACTGAGCATCCGTCAGGCATTCGGCATGAGCTTTGAGAAGTGGGCAGCAAGCGCCGGTGAACAGGAATGGTGCGAAAAAATGGGCATTTTGCCGAAAAATGAAACTGCAGCACAGCCTGATCAGAGCGGCGAAGATGACAAAGTGCACAAAAGAAAGGAACAAGCATGAACCGCAACAGCGAACAGCATTATAGCCAAGTACCACGCGCAGAAATCCGGCGAGCCAAATTCAAGCGAGATTTCTCCCTGCTCACAACCATCAACGAGGGCGATCTAGTACCGATCTACTGTGATGAGGTGCTTCCTGCAGATACCTTCAAAATCAATCTTAACAGTCTGGTGCGTATGGCAACACCGCTTTATCCTGTCATGGATAACGCGTACATGGATTTCTATTTCTTCTTTGTACCGGCACGTTTACTGTGGGAACACTTCGTAAACCTGATGGGCCAGAACGATAAAACGTTCTGGGCAGAAACAACCGAATACACGACGCCAGTAACCACTGCACCCACTGGAGGCTGGAAAGTGGGCACGATCGCGGACTATTGCTGCATTCCGACCGGAGTGGAAGGGCTGAAAGTCAACTCCATGCCGTTCCGCGCTTACGTCAAGATCTGGAACGAGTGGTTCAGGGACGAGAATCTGCAACAGCCGGCACAGATGAGCATGGGAGACGAAACGACCACCGGCAGCAACGGCGAAGCAACCGGCAGACAGAATATGCTGGGCGAAACCGCATTACCGCTGACGTTGGGCGGTGAAACCGACTATATCACCGAAGCGCAGAAAGGCGCAAAGCCGCTGAAAGTCTGCAAGTACAAGGACTACTTTACCAGCTGTCTGCCTTCTCCTTTGAAGGCAGCAGAACCGGTAAAAATTCCGATGACCGGTAACGCGCCGGTAGGCTTGTACAAAGACAACAAGTTAACAAATTTTGGGACGGTAACCGGAAGAGCCGGAATCTACTTCAACACAGACAACAGAGCATCAATCCTGAACAGCCAAAACGGAGACAGAACAAGCACAGTATCGGGCAGCACAAGCCCAAGCGGAGGAGCCGCCGACATTGCATACCTAGGCGCAAACTTAAGCACCGTAAACGCCACAACCATCAACGAGCTGCGCAACGCAATCGCGGTGCAGCACATATTTGAGAGAGACGCCAGAACCGGCACGCGGTACAAAGAGATTTTAAACGGAGCGTGGGGGGTAATCAGCCCGGATGCGCGACTTGACCGGAGTGAATACATCGGCGGTTACAGAATGCCGATCAATATCAATCAGGTCATTCAAACGTCCTCGTCCGACACGACCAGCCCGCAGGGCAACACAGCAGCGTACAGCATGACGACCTTGAGCCGGGAAATGTGCACATACTCGGCAACCGAGCACGGCTATGTGATCGGACTGGCAGCCGCGCGAGTAGATCACAGCTACCAGCAAGGACTCTCGAGAATGTGGACAAGAAGCACCAGATTCTCGTACTACGACCCGATGCTGGCAAACCTCGGCGAACAGGCCGTACTGAATCAGGAAATCTATGCACAGGGCAACGAAGCCGACACGGAAGTGTTTGGCTACCAAGAAGCCTGGGCGGATTACCGCTACAGGACTAACATGGTAACCAGTGAAATGCGCAGCAGTTACGCGCAGACCTTGGACGCATGGCACTACGCCGACAAGTACAACGAGCTGCCGAAGCTGTCAAGCAGCTGGATAAAGGAAGGTACAGAGAACATCGACAGGACGCTGGCGGTAAAAAGCGGTCTGTCTCACCAATTTATCTGCAACTTCTTCTATGATCAGACATGGACGCGTCCCATGCCTATTTACAGCATACCGGGTCTGGATACCATCTAATGAGGTGATAATATGGCACTAACCGAATTATTGCCGATCATTACAGGCACGTTGGAAATTGCTGGAAAAGCAGCCGGATTTATCAACAGCCTACGCGGGAGCACAAGCAGCAGCATGGGACAGAGCGGCATGAACCAGCAGATCAGCAGCGGAAGCCAAAGCGGGAGCATGAGCAGCGGAACACAAGCAGCGGGAAGCAGCACCCAGACAGGCAGCGTCTCGGGAATTGCAAACCTACTCAGCAACGCACTAGGAACAGCAACCGGCAACAACAGCCAAAGCGCGGCAACCTTCAACCAAGGGAGCGCCCAGACAGCGAACAATCTGCAAGCGGGTATGTGGACATACGCAAACGGGCTGAATATGCTGAGCAACCTTATAAACAACGGCCTAAACTATGCAAGCATGACCAGCGCACGCCAGTACAACAGCCGAGAAGCTGCGGCACAGCGCGAATGGTCGGAAAGAATGAGCAGCACAGCATACCAACGCGGAGTAAAAGACCTCCAAGCAGCAGGGCTTAACCCGATACTGGCAGCATACAACGGATTCGGGGCAAGCACTCCAAGCGGGGGAACAGCTTCAAGCGGCATACAGAGCTTTGCACAGACCAGTGCAGCAGCAATACCATCAGCACACACCGCAACCATGCAAGCTATGTACGACTACGGCAACAATACAAGCCAGTTTCTGCAGAACGCAATGGCAGCGATCAACACAGCAAGGCAGTCGAACGACTGGCAGAGCGCAGAACAAATGCAGCAAGTGACCAACCAAGTCATGAGCAGCAGCGCAAAGACCACAAGCCAGCTGAGCAAGAAGACAGCAAGCGAAACCAGCCAGACAGAAACCGGAAAGAGCCACGAGATAAGCGGGAAAGGGAGCTTGGAATACCAGAGCAAGAAAAAATAAATCTTGAAGAATGTAGAAAAGAGGTGTATAATATGGGTGTATCAATCGTACACTTTAAGTCAAAGGAGCAATAAAATGAAAAGCCAAGTAGCAAAACGAATCAATATCAACCTAACCAAAGAAGAAATAGAAAACCTGAAAAGCATCAAAGAGTATTTCGGACAACAAGGCATGAACACAAGTGACTGCATAAGACTGGCAATCAACAGTGTAGGCCAAAAAATAAAGTCAGGAAATTTTTTAGAAAACGGGAAGATCGTATACTAAAACGACATATCTTGACGCGGTTACACCGCGCCAATGAGAAACAAAAATCCATGGGCAAAAATAAGCGGGAGCTAAATTTTGTGTCAGTGGGGGGAATAGACATCAAGAGGGTCTATTCCCCCCACTCTCCCCGGGAAGGAGGAAACGTCCATACATGGCATGTGCAAGGCCGAACATAAGGATTTTTAGCGAAACCGACAAAGACTATTTTGCGCCGCTGGACTGGTACATACAGCACGGAAAAAAGAGAACCGGCAAGCCGGACATGATAACGACACAAAAAAGGCGCGAGCGAGAACTGAAAAAGATGATCAAAACCGGCGAAGCAGTACTCTGTCCGTGCAAACGGTGCAATGGCTGCATCATGGACAGGGGAAAGAGTTGGGCAAACCGCATGGAAATGGAACTACCATACCATGAACAAGCGTGGTTTTTGACACTGACATACGACAACGAACACGCACCAATGAGTTATGACCAAGGTCTGGGCGTGGATGAACTGACAGGTGAAGTGGTAACAGAAAACTTAACGCTTGACTATACAGACTTAGAAAAATTTTGGAAAAGGCTCAGGCGCTGGACAGAGTACAACAATAAAGCGATCTACATAGAGTACAACGGCAAAAAGAAAAACGATTTGATGTACTACGCTGGCGGCGAGTACGGAG